CATTTTACGCATAGGAGATGTCCATCTATCTACCAGATTTAAAATTGTAGAAATATTTTTAGCCATATTTACCTCCTTCCTTTATAATTGCAAATAAAAAAGCCCATAACTTTGCAGTTATAAGCTTTTTAAATATTTATTTGTTTTAATTATTAGGATATAACATTTTCAAATTTTCCGCAGAAAGTTTTGATTTTATAGAACTTGCTACTCCTGTTCTATAGCTTCCTTCCAGCGTAACCACTTGTTCAGGTGTCATATTTCCAAAGTCTTTAACAGTTTGTATTTTATCTTGGTCAAACGTTAATTCCATTCCTAGTCCATTTGTATTATTTCCACTTTCATTTGTAAATGTAGTCATTATTTTTACATGTACAACTTTAAACTTCTTAAATTCTTTATTCTTATATACTTTATCAAATCCTAAAGCCGTTGAATTTAACCCTATAGTTACAAAGGTATTTTCCGTTAAAGCATCAGGCTTAAATTGTATCGTTAATTCATTACCGTTTTTCGTTATTTCACCGTTTTTAAAACTGCTGGCAACTAAAGAAGATAGGTTTTCATTACTACTATCTGTTTGTACAGTGTCTTCTTTCGCAGGAGTATCGGTTGAAGATTCAGCTACTGCACTTGTATTTTGTGCAGCATTTTTATTACTTGTATCTTCTGGCAAATGCGTTATCCCCACAAAAAACAGGACAAACATTATAATAGTAGTTAATATTGTTTTACCTATCTTAACTCTTTTTTTACTTTTTATTGCTAATGAAATTATTCCTACTATAAACCCTATAAATCCTATAAGGCCTATAAAACCCATAAGCATAATATATTCCCCCTCTAATAATCACATTATATCAAATTGGGGAATATATTTCTAGTACGCCTTTATAATATAATGTCCTTAATACTAAGGTTATATTTTTTTAATATTCTATCGAAATCTTCACTGTCAGTATCACCATATTCATCTAGGTACCTATATCAAGCACCTAAAGCAGTTAGAAAATCCTCTTTATCTACTTCTATCTTATTTGAATTCATAATATTTCCTCCTATTTTCCATCTCCAAATAAATTATTTAGAAATTCATTTCTTTCTCTGTAATATTCATTTCTAGCTTCTATATAAAATAGCTTTTTATATTCACTACAATTAATCATTATGTCTGGATCTTTCCCATGCTTAAATGTATAGAAGGCGACCGTATTAAACCAGTCGTCTTCCTTTATAAGTTTTTTATTTTTTCCTGAGCATTTTTAACGTCTTCCTCACTTGCATCATTCAATTTTATTATTATTTCACTTTGCTCACCTGGTTTAAATATTTCATCTATTAAATCATGTGGCATACCCTTGACTTCGTATACCTCCATCAGTTTCTTATAATTATTTTTAATCATAGGGCAGCAATCATAAATAAGACTTACTTGAGCATCATTTAGATCTTGTGGTTTTTGGCTCATAGCCTTAAAACTCATTTTCTTAACCCTTTTAGTTGAGGGCCTAGTAAACGTTACTACTCTTTTCAGACTCTTTATATAAATCTTTATAGGCTCGTCTTTTTCTCTGTCCTTTTCTATTTTGGCGGCAATCAAATCATCTAAACTTAATTCTTGTGCTTCCTTTTTTTCTTCTAATTCTTCTGCATCTTTCATTTCTTCATTATTAGTCATATATATTCTCCCCTTTTAAATTAAGATAATGTTTCGAGTGGGTCGTAATCTGTAAACGTGAATGGAATTACTTCCTGCGTAGATTTCTTTGTTTCAGCGTTAAAATCAAATTCAGTAAATTGTACACCATGTACCGCAATTCTTTCAGTTTCACTAGTCTGTTTATTAGTCATAGAGCCTATTATTTCAACCTCTGGGAATTTACCCGTTTTAAAAGCATCTCCTATTAGTTTTAGAGCTCTACTATGCATCTTGAATAATGTAAGTGTCCCAGTGCCTTTCCATCCCATGTACCTCTTATGGGTGGCATATTCTCCTGCAAGTTCTATATCGTCAAAGACACCTTCAACTTTTATTTCGACTTTGTTTCTTTCCTCGTATTCTTCACCGTTTACCCATAAATCCATTTCTGTACCGGATAGAACTTTATTTGCTATGTCAGACATTTATTTCACTTCCTTTTATAAAATTGGGTATAAAAAAGAGCAACCCGAAGATTGCCCTGATTTAATCTATTTAATTATGCATTGTTATTCCAAAATGCAAGTTAGCCATTGCGAATAATACTTTTATATCACCCTTCAAAAATAAATCTCTCTTGTAGGTGTATTGTTTTACCTGTGCATCTGTCATTTTGGATACATCTACGCCAGATTTATTTAAAGCCTTTCTTTGTGTATCAATGTCTATATCAGCAATATTATTATATTGGTTGTCAAGTACATCTATAGATTCAAGCCCATCAAAATACTGATTTACTTCATTCACAAATAGCATCTGGTTGTCCAACTTATTTTTGGTTGACCCTTGATATCCTACGTCAAAAGCTTTAGATATATCATCTTGTATCATGTCTTCTGCTTCTACTATTTCAATATACTTTTCATCATTTTCAGCATCAGGGTCTTTACTACCATCTGGTGGATCTGTAAGAGAATTAATTCCCACTCCTACTTTTACAACGCCATCTTTATTTATAAGCACGAGTTGTCCAGAATTTATTAATCCATCTACGCTTGTACCATCGTCTTGCCATGTCAATGTAACAGCAGAACTTCCTACGTTGGTTGCTGTAAGATTTGAAGGAGTACTTCCTATAGTTACACTCTTTAAATTAGATAATGTTATATTGGTAACACTTCTTGTTACGTTAGCGCCAGCCAAATAGCCTATTAATGTTGGAATTATTTTATCTCCATCTTGTAATCCTCTGCTGTCTGTAAATTCTCCTTTAGGATTGCTCAATACAACAATTCCTTTATTATTAGGAGGTGTAGTTGGATTATATACTGCACACTTAAAGTTTATAAGTGCATCTCTTTGTGCTTTAACAAAATTCACAAGGCTATTTTGATCTGCTTGGTTAAATGTAGATTCAATTATTCCTATCCAACCTACTTCTAGCCCTTTTATTACTGCAAAGGCACTACTCATATCGTCTGTTGTCCCAATTCTTACAACCGTTACTTTATTTGCTTTTCCAAAGAATGTATCACTTATATAGCTGTAGTTAAAATCTGTATATAAGTCTTTATCTTTGTCCAAGTCTTCCTGTTTTTCATATACTTTGGTGCTAAATATGCTCGTATCATCTCTTGCAATTAGAATTACATTTCCTCTCTCACTTCTCTCTATAAAAGAAGCTACAAGTTGTTTAAATGTAATCCTAATTTGAGGTAAACTTATAGACATATAATCAGCCCTTTCTTGTTATATTTGTATTTAAATTTTCTAAAGGTTCATAAGGAGTTGTATCTTCTATTTTCTGTGCTGAATATAAATAGAATTGGAGCTGTAAAACTCCATCTACAGTTATGAAATCCAATCCATCATCTGTGCCGTCTTGCTGAAAATGGGGCATAAAAAAAGAAGGGTTAATCCACAATCCTTCTAAAAAAATGTCCTCTAATTTACTTTGCATATCAAAGAGTTCTATTCTGTTGTTATATTCATCTCGGGGGAAATAATATATCCTTATGCTTATTATGCTATCTCTAATCTGTGTATTTACTTTACTAGATGTTGTCCTATCTGATTCTACATAAAAGCAGGGCCTAGTAAATCCTTGCCTTATATCTGTACTTTGTCTTTCTATATCAGGAAAGTTTTTATTTAATAAATCATTTATTGCAGTTATTATATCTTTTATTCCAATCATAATATCACCTACAAGCCATGTGTATTTATCATATCGTCAACAAACTTTTCACAGTTTCCATAGTATGTAGACATAAAATCTTCATAAGCCCTTAAAAATGGATGGAATCCAGGAATAAATCCTCTACCTACAGATTTACCATCTTTGCCTGTCTGTAAATGTCCATTCTCTAGTATGGCAGATAAAGAAATCCACGCTCCTGTTTTGCTCCTGGCACTAGCAGTATTATATACTCTACACGATAAAGCGCCATGGTATTTATACACCTTCCCACTTTTAAAGTGCTTGTAATATCCTCCTGTTTGGTCAATTATTCCAACACTCTGTGCTTTATTTTTAGTTACTGTTTTTAATTTATTGGCTTGTTTCTTAATGAACTTTCTACTTTCTTTTGGTAATTCGTCATTGGCAAGTTTTAACATTATCTCTGTAAAATTGTCCAAACCTTCAACGCCGCTAAAACCAGTATCATCCATATAATCACCTCTATTCCGTACTTTCTACACAAAATATTTCTTTAAATTCGTGTTTATAATAAGGGTCTAGCATATATTTTATATCTAATCTATGTCCAACTTTCTTATCTTGGTCATTTAGGTAAATTTGCCTGTCTGTATCTTTTTCAAAATACATCAACCAATCATCTGCTTTTAAATCTTTAACAGAATTATACCTAACTATAACTTTGTGTGTTACGTTGGATAGCAAAGTATCAGCATTTTTTTGCTTTATTAAAGAACCAGTTTGAGGAATTATTTTAGCCCAAATAGTTTTTATTTTTCCATTTTTGAAATCATTCTCATGTAATTCATTCTCAAATGGTATCTTGCCCCAAATTTCTATTTTTCTGTTTAATTCTCCAGGATTCAAAAGTCCATCTCCTTTAATTGTAAAATTTATTCCCTCCAAGTTTCAACTATAAGGCATTTTAAATTAATCAGGCATATAATTATACCTCTGCATAAATAATTGTTATGTAGAGGTATCTTCTGTAGTATTTAGTTTGTAAGCTTCTAATTGAGCGTATAGGCTTACTATTGCAGGGCTTATATTACCACCGCTTCTATTTTCATATAGATCAGTAATGATAAATTTCTGCAATGTCTTATATAATTCTACTGCACTGGGATTGTCGGAAATATCGTTAAATTCTACGCCAGTGGACTGTTGTATCATTAATTCACTAGTGCTCATCAATGAATTTAATGTATTTATATCATCTTCATTGTCAATTCTAAGCCACTCATTTAATTCATCTGTACTTAGCTTTCCCATAATATTTCACTTCCTATACAGTAGTTACAGTGAGAGCAAATGTAGCTGATTTACTACTATCTGCATTACTTGTTGCTGTTATATTACATATACCTTCCTTTATCCCTGTAACTTTCCCTGTGCTATCTACTGTGGCAATAGTTGTATCTGAACTATTGTATTTTACAGATTGGTCTGTAGCATTAGCAGGTGTAATAGATGCGTTTATCTGTAAAGTACTACCTACTATTACACTCCCACTTATTGGATTAAGAGATATACCTGTTACTGCAATAGGTAAAGTTGTTACACTTATTGCAGGAGTTAAAGAACTTTCACCCTCTTCATCTACAGATGATACTTGATAATTATATTCAGTGTCAGGTTGTACTGTATCATCTGTATAGTTTGTGGTAGTTATACTGTCTTTTATTTTCGTCCCATTTCTATATAAATTATATGTTTTAGCCATTTAAAAGCTCCTTTCTATTTTTATTCCCCTATAAAAGACTACTCCCATTCAAGAGAAACGCTATTACTTGTTATGGAAGTAGTTTTCAATCCTTGGGGAACATTAGGGTGTTACTGTACCTTTTTTGATTCTTAAAAACCCTTTCCATGCTGCTACATTACCGCCAGAGTAAACATCGCCTGCATATGCTACCATGCCTTCTCCAAATTTATAATCTGTTGACATTTCAACATCTATGTCTGAAAATACTGGCATTTCGTAATTGTTTAAGTTGCCGTATGCCATGCAATAAGATCCTGCTGCAGTAGTATCTAATGAAAATGCAGGACAGATACTATTTAAAACAAAGTTTACTGAAAAGCTATCTTCGGATGATATAGTTCCTGTATTTCCATTTACAACAATTTTGTAAAGCTTTTTGCCATCTGAAGATCTTATTGTCGCAAATTTAGCTAAGTCATTCTTATTTAAGATTAAATAAGCAGTTCCTTCAACGTCTTCATCACCACCATATCCAAATACAATTTTGTCAAGAGTATCTGCATCGATTTTATCTATTGTAAGGTCGCTGTCAGCTGGAATTACATTTGCTGGTGCATTAAATATTCCTACAAAATGTCCTGCTTCACCATCTCCTACTAAAATTTCTCTTGATATTTTTCTCCTCAAAGCACTTCTTAAATCGCCGCCCACCTGTGATTGATAATCTATATTAGGTAACTTAATAGATTGCTTTGAAATTTCAGTATAATCGGTTATATATGTCTTGGATATAGTAACTTTATCCCATATAGAATCAACATTCTTATATTGTGTTGCCTCTGGGGTGTAGTCAGGTAAATCAGTTACTGGCTTCTTAAATCCTTTAGTATAAGTTTCTCCACCTTTCATTGGTACCGCATGCACTAAATCAATTAAAGATGAAACTTGATTAAATGTTGGATTTAATTGGTCGCTGTACTGTCCAGGTACGACTAAGTTACTACTTGCCACAGTTATTGATCTTGCAATAGGCAGTTCTCTTCTTATATCAAAGGTTACTTTTTTTCTATCCTTCAGATCTTGTCCTCTTTTTTCATATCTTGCCTGTAATTCTTCTGCTCTTTTATCTGTGCTATTTGAATTTGCTCCGTATCCATAAGTATTAAGTACATTAAAGTTTCTTTTTTGTGAATCTTTAGGGTCTTCCTTTACCTGGTCAGCATTTCTTTTTTGTTGATCTACTCCATCAGGTACTTTACTTGCTATATTAGGGTCATCTTCATCTGGCTTATTTCTCTTTTCGGCTTCTTCAAGTTCTGATACCATACTCCTATATTCTTTTATCTCTCCGTCCAATTGATCCATTTCTTTATCGCATTGAGTGTAAAGGCTTCTTAGCTCTGTAGAATTTTTAGCATTCTCCATGTCTTTCTTAAATTCTGCTTTTCTCTGTGCTCTCATATCTTCTTTGGCTTTTATCATTTTAAGTAGTTTATCTTTCATAATCATTACTTCCTTTCTAAGTCGATTAAAATTTGATATTTTAATTTTTCAAATTCCAGTTGTTCTCTTTTTTCTGAATCAGAATTGTTCTTATTTGTCTGTTCCCTCTGTTGTCGTGAACTATCCAGTTCTTTATTTCTAGCATTATCCAATGCTTTCTTCGCACTATCCAGTGCAAATTGATCTCTTGCATTTATATCAGTTCCAGTATAAGCTGGAAAACTTACGGCACTTACTTCTTGGACTTTAGAAATAGCTCTTATGTGTCTTGTTGGCATATCGGTGTCTAATCCTTCCCATTCTTCATCGCTTACCCAAAAAATAAAAGACATCCCATTGATGTCCCCTCTGCTTATTGCACTATATAAACTTTTAGCATCTGCATTATTAGCTATATCAAGGTTTGCTTTCATAGCAAGTCCCGTATCATCAACTTGTAATTGTAAAGTTGAATTGGCATTATTATTTCTGCTTCGTGCCAATGGGATTTTATCTAAGTCATGATTTACGCTAAACAAAACGTCTGTAAAATCTGTATTGTTAAAGGCTCCACGTTCAATTACTTCGTTAAACCATCCTGCTATATTTGTAACTTGGTCATATACTGCAGGATGTCCTTCAACTGTGTTTCCATCTGATAAAGCCCGTAAATCAGCTATATTAAAATTACGTCTTTCTTGATTACCTTTTTGAGGTAGCTTCCTTTTAGACATCTTCATCGCCTCCATTATCATCTACAATATCAGTTCCATCATCAAGTATTTGTTCTGCCTCAGTTTTGCTTATTCCTAAAGTTGATGTCATTATTGTTATGGCTGAATTCTTGGTTATAGCACCAGACTTATAAGATTGTATTATGCTTAATAAGCTTTGTATCTGTGCGCCATTCAATTTTTCACCTGTCGTTTGTTCTACTGTATCCTGTAATTTATCTTGTTGTGCATCTCCTGTGACACTATTGGAACCAGCTTTTTTCATCTGATAATCGTTTATTAAGTTTTTATCTACATAATTAAGGCTTTGAGTGTATCTTTCTCCGCCAGGTATAGGGCCATAACCTAATAATTGTAGTTTTTGATTATCTGATAAAATACCTTGACTCCCAGCGATTTGTAATAAATTAAGCTTGGATTGTGTACTTAAATATTGCATATCTTTTTGGTAGAATACTATTTCATTTCCAACTTGTAGTTCTCTATCGCTGAACATTACTTTTGAAAATGCCTGTGCTAGCCTAATTAGTATAGGCTCAAGAGTGCTTTCATAAAATGCTTGATATTGGTCGTCTGTATAATCCCCGTTTAAGATAGGTAACGACACTCCAAACCAATTTAAAACTTTTTTCTGTAGAAATTCCATAGTATCTTTATCTATAACTTTAGGATTAACATTAATAGGGACATACTCATGTTTTAAATCTATTGGTAATATTCCACTTGTACCACTTTCCAGATCCTTTTCAAGAGCATCTCTCTCAGCCTTTTGTTTATCACTGTCTAGCATTGTGTTTATTTTTAATATACCTCTTATTTTAAGGCTAGATTTGACGGCTTTACTAACTCCCTGCATTACGTCATTGTTTATTTGTAGTACATTTAAAAGAGCTTCATTATCTGGCTGGCCATTTAAGCCCCCACCCATGAAATCACTAACACTGTATTTTTTCCTTATATGAATTAAATCTGTATAAGGCAATATATATTTTTGCCCATTTCTAAAGCTAAATCGTACAAATAATGTATTAGAAGCATCTTCTATAAACTCAACCATAGTCGGATTTAAAGGATATAGTGCTGTATATATTTTTGTGCTATTTCCAGTATTAGGATTTGTATATACATCATATATAGGGTAAATAAATACATTATAATTCATAAATAATAGCCATGTTATTTTTTCTATAAATTCACTTGTAGTCATTAAAGGATTAGGAGAAAATTTAAACAATGCATTTATGCTACTATTGGGAACTTGCTGCACTCCAGATGGTCCAGTATAAATATGCTTAGGTTGTAATTTGCTCATTTCCTGTGCTATTGTATCTATACACATTTGAACAATATCACTTGTATATATATTTTGTCCGAATTGGCTAAATATAGGTGTTGTCCCATCTAACATCTTACTGTATCGCATGCCTTGGTCCTTATGGCTGTTATTCATAAGATTTTGTAATAGCATCTACTCACCGCCTTTACTTCTTTGACTTGATTTATTTTTTGCAAATAAAAAAGCATAGCCTACACATGCTATACCAGTACTTATTATCCCCGCCGGAATATATATTTTAGATATTCCATAACAAATAAACCAAGCTCCAATAATAATTAATATATCATCAAGGTATTTTGCAACGAAATTGCTTATTTTCTTTAATATATTTTTTATTCTCTTTTTCAAGGTATCACTCCTAATTATTATTTACTAGATCAAGGAATGTAGGTCTATTGTCCATGTAAACCCTATAGCAAATACCCATAGTTACAGCGCCATCAATTTTTTTATTGTTTTGTCCTTCGACTTTGACTATCATCATTTGTTGATCCTTGTTTACATCAACAGCGCTGTTCTCTAAGCAAAATTTATCAATAGGATTGTTATTATAAACAACTACGTGAGCTCTAAGATCTCTTTCAAGCATTTTATATGGTTCAGATAATGTGCCATGATCTTGTTTTACTTTTGTTGTATCAAATCCGTAGTCTTCTTCTAGCTCTTTAACAAAATATACTGCTGAATATCTATCATAGCCAATATTAAATACTCGTATATTGTACTTTTCAAATAATCCATAGTACCATTTAGAAACAAGCCTAAAGTCATTTTCAGAGCCAGGAGATACAGTTATCAAATCGTCTGCTATCCATTGCTCATATCTTTTCCTTTCGGTTTTGCCTAATTCATCTAATTTATTTTCCGGTATAAAATATCTCTGATAAAAATATTTTTTTTGGTCATTTTTCTTCATAATTAAGATTCTTGCACTTGTTAAATCACCAGTAAGAGATAGGTCTGTGCCTCCTATAGCAAAACAATTTCTAAAATCTTCAAGGCTGAACGTAAGTTCATTTACTATATCTTTTTCTCTTAGCCATGCTGCAGAGTTATTCTGTTTTATGTTAAAATCTTTAGCTAGCACAAACGCTCTAGTAGACATATCTGTTTGAGATTCTTCTATCATACGTCTTATAAAGCTCCATTTTTTTATAGTACCTAGTCCAGGATTACTTTTTACCCATGTACTTTCATCTTGCCATATTTCATTTTCGCTATCCTGTGTATATATCCATATAAGCCATCTTGGACGTTCCAATTCTCCATTTAATACTTGTCTTGCCTCTTTCAATCTTTTGTCTAAATAGCCATCATTGGTAAAACCTTCTGTAGTAATTTCAAAGTACAACGGTTCATCTTGTGTAGATAATGCTTGTCTTATAGGCATTGTAGAAGTATTGTCTTTCAGTTCGTGAACTTCGTCAAAGGACCCTACCATTATGTTACGCCCTTCTTTAGCACCTGTTTTGGAAGATATTTTTCTTATATTGCCTTTGTTCTGCCAGCTGAACTTACCTTTTCTTCTTTGTTTTTTCACATCTCCAAAGAATATCCCTTTAATATTTTTGCGTGTACATTTAGCCAAAGAGGGGCTTTGTTCTCGCATTGCTTCTATAGCTTGAAACATTATGTCAGCCTGTTCATAGTCATTGCTGGAACACAGTATTTTGATCCCTAAAGGCCCACAAAAAAATTCTGCTAAATCTATAGCAGAAACTAAAGGACTTTTTCCATTTTTACGACCAATTATAAGTAAAACATCTTGGAACTTTCTAACCCATCTTTTTATTTCGTCATCAAATATTTTAAAACTGTATATTGCTTCAATAAAAGCTTTCTGAAATAACATAAGTTTAAATTGTTTTCCTGCAAAAGGTGCTTCGTATAGTTTACATTTAGATTCTATAAATTTAATTCGTTTATGAGCATCTTTCATTTCAAATCTAATATTTGGGTCTTCTAAATTATCCAGCAGCATATCTAGTTGTAGCATTAACTCATGTCCTATAAGTATATCTCCACTTTTACATTTATATATATATTCAAGTAAGTAAGAATGTTCTTTACCGTAAGTATAAGTATTTAAGTCATACATTATTCAAACTCTTCCAAATCATCTTCATCATCCTCTATTTTTGCATCTAATACAGAACTTAAAGATTTTATTACTGTGGAATAGGTATTTACGTTCTGTAGATATTGCCTTGCTGCAGGAACTTGTCTTTGTATAGCTTTATTATTAGGATTTATATTAATCATTCCAGTTTCTTTCAATATGTTTTTTAACTCATAACCCTCTGATTTCAAGAATGCTGCATCTAAAATTAATCCTTCAACAAGTTTTCTTTTATCTTCTTCTACATTTGCAAATATATTATTAAGCTTTTTTAATTCTTTATCATATACATTTTGCTTATCCATATTCTCACCTTCTCAAATATTTTAAACTTTATTTAAAGTTCTTTTATGACAATGGATTTGTTTTAGGATTTTCAAATAATTTCAAAATATTTTTCAAAATTTAGGTCGTGTACGCAGATTGGGTT